TGGTGAATTAGCATCAGCGAAATTAACAGCAGCACACGCAGAATTTGATAAAGAAATAGCACCATTTACAATTAAATCATCGTTAACAGTCACATTAGCATTATACACTAAAACCTTATCAGTGCCATTCAACGCTGTAACTAAACGATCATTTGTATAATAAACTGAGGTGTCTGTATTCGCACCATTGGCATCAGCAAAATTAATTGCGTTTGCTATAAATAAATTACCTCGTAATGTTGTTAAACTGCCTGCCGCTCCGATGTTTATAGCACTAGCAGAGCCAAAAGCATTGACTGTTGTACTATTGGCATTAGCAAGTAATAGAGTTGTTGAAGTGGTATCAATATTTCCACCTACAAATACTGTATTACCATAAACCAGTGTTCTTGTATTTTCTAATACTAATCTTGTGCTGGCATTTAGTGCGAAGTATATACCTTCTGATACTGCTGTAGTATAATACATTGAGGTATCGGTTGAACTTCCGTTAGCATCAGTAAAGTTCAAACTATTTGCGATTAATAAATTACCAGTAAATAATCCATTACCTGGAATAGCAAAATTTCCAGTTACTTTATTAAATGTGAATCCTACATTTCCACCGAATGAGCTATTGTCATTAAATTGTACTTGTGTATTTGTACCACCTGGTACACCACCAGCACCACCACCTGCGGTCCAACTTAAATTACCAGTACCATCTGTTGTTAAAACCTGTCCACTAGCACCACCTGTAATTGTTACATTACCGACGGCACCTAAATTTATTTCTTCACCTTTTGTTCCACCGCGATTAGTTACAAATACATTGCCACCAACATCTGAAATTGCTAATACTTGTCCGTCTTCAAAATTGGTTAAGCTTAAATTGGCACCATTAGCACCAATAATTTGTGAAAAGCCTAAACTGGAATAAGCAGTTAATATTTCAACGTTTTCGTTTGGAGTGGTTTTGCCGATGAACAAACGTTTTTCATCATTAGCAAATCCAAACTCTGCTTCGTCTAGTTGTGGAAGATCAACTAAATCACCTGATCTTACCTGAATTTTTGATATTTGTATAATAGCCATAGTGTTTTCTTAGGGTTACTATAGCTATTTATCAAGTTTTAACTTATCTTGGTATAGTATTCTTCTAGTTTTTTATACCACTTGTTAACATAATCATCAAACTCAACACCCTCAATAATGAATTCTTGATATACATTATCTGCTGTACACATAAAGATTACACCTTTTCTTATTTTTGTATTGTGTACTTCGTTATGTGCTGTAGCATATGCGGCTAACTGTAAAAAATAATCCTCAATCCATTCACGCTTTTTAAATTTATTGGATTGTTTATGATCCATTATACACTCTACGTTATCATGTACGCCAACTAAATCTGTAGTACCAGCATATATTAATGGAAAATATAAACTTACTTCGGTGCCCCAAAATTCATTACAATTAACTAAGCCTTTATTAATAATGCTTTGAGCCATTTGATGACTTTGGATACTATATGGGTTAGTGCCTGGGTCTCCTGTTATGCCAGTCTTGATATAGTTTTCTAACCATTTATGCATACGTGTTCCACGACCTGCTGCTTCAGTTGTGATTTCTGTGGCACGTTTTTCACCAACACGTTTTCGCCATTCGTTTAATGCTTGTTTGCTTTCTTCACTTTTTGTAGCACTTAATATAGTTGTTACACTTGGTACGGGATTTCCGTCTGGGGTTATGTATCTACGTGAACCATTTAGATTTTCACGCTTTAATTCTACATATGGGTATTTGTCTGGTATATATTTCACTTAAACTCTAAAACTTTCACCGCATCCACAGCGGTCTTTTTCCAATGAATTTGTAAACTCAAAACCCTCATTTAATCCTTTTCTGACATAATCAATTGTCAGTCCTTCTAAGTATGGTAATGCTTTCTGATCAATATAAACTTTACAGTTTTTGTCAATAAATTCAATGTCGGTAGCTGTTGGATTATCAACATATTCTAAGATATAAGCAAGTCCAGAACAACCAGTGGTTTTTACACCAATACGTATTCCTTGACCTTTACCACGTTTTACTATTTTGTTTTGTATATTTTCTGCTGCTACTTCTGTCACACTAATCATAACTTATTAGCACGGTCAGCCATTTGTTTTACTGTTTTTTCGTTGCTATCTGTTGGATTGCCAGAATCAGTTGGCATATTATCGCTACGCCAAACAACTTTATCGCCTTGTATATTACTAATTACTTTTTTCATTGGAGGTTTCTTATATAGTTTTAATATGTCACTAACATCCAATATGATATCATATTCTTCAAGATAATTCAATAGCTGTTCTACTGTCCATTCATCAACGATTTTCCCACTATCTAAGTCGTGGGCTAGACGATCCACCGCAACCACTAGATTGCTATCTTGTGGATCGTCAAATTCGAACAATAACATTATCTTTTTGCTCTGCCTACACCACCGACTGGGGCAGGTTCAGGCAGTTCAGCACTTGGCATTTCAGCACCTAACTCAGCACCAGCTTCAAGTCCTGCATCCATTCCTGCTTCAGCACCAGCTTCTGCGCCTAACTCAGCACCTGTGTCGAATGCTTGTGCTACATCACCACCGCCAACACCTGTTAATTGATTAAGCGCGGCTTTAAGTCCATCAAACCCAGCTTTCAAACTTTCGCTTAACGTATCAAGTTGCTGGCTAACTTGAGTATTGAACTCTTGGGCTTTGTTAGCATCCATTTCACTTTCAATACTACTTACAAGAGCAGGTAACTCTTTAACTTGCATTTCACCCACATCTTCTAGCATTTTTTGAACACTATCAACCATATCTTGTGCTGCTAAAATAACTTGAGACTTTTCTACTTCTTCGTTCTCAAACACAATGCGTGTTTTTTGTTTTAACAACTTACTATAATGTTCTTTAAGTGCCTGTTCCATGAACAGAAGTTTTAAATAACTTTCTGACTGTTGTGCTTCATAAAAATTTGTGCTAGTTTTTGCTTCGCCCAAACTTTTACGAACCTTAGTTAACATGGTTTGTGTCTTAATCTTGTCTAGTTTAGATGGGTCAAACTGCATAGCAAAATTCTCTCTTAGTGCTTTACTAGCAAGTTTACGTCTGTCAAAATCGTTTAGGTTCATAATAATTTTCCAATCTGATCAAATATTTATCACAAAACTGTATTATTGAGTTAACTCATTAAGCTTCTTATTTAACCAATATCTACTTATATTTATGTAAGTTTCCATTTCTTTCTGTGCTAATGTTTTTTGTTTTACATCTTCAATAAATTTAATATAATAAATTTCTCGTTGATTTTTTTCAGTAGCCTTATAATACAACCTTTTATGTATTAATTCATTAGTTTTATAATTCTCAATTTTTCTATCTAGGTTTTTGATTGCTTCACTATCATCATACTTTTTAAGCTTTTCACAAATACACCAAGTTACAGCGTTCTTTAAATTATAAAACTTCTCTACGAGTGAATTATTTAAATGTATAACTTCATAATGTGAGTTTTTTTGTATGATTTTAAATTGATTAAAAAGCAAATACCCAACATTTTCTTGGATAATAAACCAATTTTTTAATTCTTTGCTTAGTTCTTTTATAATAAAATTATCAATTACGTCTTGTTTATTCATCTTATTTCAAAATATATATTACGCAATTCAGGACTCACATCTAAAAAATTACTTAAATCAATGTGTTCATGCTTACATTTTATCATTGGAATTCTGTCACAATCTTGATATAAGTAACCAAATTTGTCTACGCCATTATCAAAAACACTGGCATGTTGTACTTCAAAATTAAAAGTCCATACGTTTGTTGATTCTTCATTGATTTCATACATAAACCCAAATTCACTTGTTTTAATATTTTTGTATAGTTTGTATGGGTCTTTAATAAGTTCAGGTTGACTACGCAAACTTATAATCTGTAATATTGTGTCTAAATTAGCCTGTGTGTTTCGTTTATAGATAAATTCATCCTGTTTAACGTTATCAGGAATTTTAGACCTTTGTCTTATTCCTGTTTTTTCAACGTTAAACAACGTATAGCATGTAATAATTTGCGACATACTGTATTTACAAAATAAAAAACCCGAGATATAAATCTCGGGCCTTGTTACGAAACTAATTAGATTAGTTTGTGAATGTTGCTGTTGCTGCTGTTGTAACTGCGTAACCTAATGCTGCTGTCAATGCAGCATCTAAGTTTCCACCGTTTGTGAAATCCCATGCTTCAACTGGATATAGACCAAGTGCTAGTGTATCTGTGTTTGCACCTACTTCTGTGAATTCATAGATCATCATTGTAGCTAATTGCTCAATAGTTTGAACTGAGATTGCTAAATCTGCCCCTGTTGGTGTAGCAATACCTGTAAATGTTACTGTTCCAAAAGCAAGCTTTGGACCCATTGGCTGAACTGTAGCAGCACTTGTGATTGTATTGACGCCAGTGTTTGTATACGCTGGTGTGTCATAGTTCATTACTGGTTTAAAGTCACCATTGGTTCTTGTGAATTGTGCCATTTTAAATTTCCTTATGTTAATTGAGCGCAAGGCTCATACTATTATTTATACTAAATGGCAAAAAAGTTGGGTTTAGGCACGGCCTGCTAGATTTTGTGCGGAGAACCCCATACGATTAACAAATTTTAGTCCTTGACTAACAAAACCCTCTTGTGTTCTTGTTCCGTCTTTTAAGTAACCTTGCACTGGAGCTGTTTCAGCAGCACTATCAAGTTGCGGGACTAGGTTCATTTTAAGATTATAGATATCGATCCAAATCTTAAAAATCTTAGCAATTTTATCACGGTTGCCGTCTAAATAACCAGGAACATGCTGTTTTGTATTTGGGTCATCATACCCCAATAACTTTTTACGCATACTATCAGTCATAGGACGACCATTAACGTATTCAAAAAAACCATCTACTAAATTTCCTAAATTACGTGATACAATTTTTTTGTTAATATAACTGGTGAATAAATTTGTAAAACTGTCTATGGCTTGGGGTGGCTTGCTAAAAAACTCATCTAAGTCACTGCCATATTCTCGCTCACTAGATAATGCTTGATTTAATAAAGTTTTATCTAGTTTTAATTTCGGAACGACTGGCATACTTGCTGGTAATATAGCTACAGATTTACCTTGTTGTAAACCACCAGTTGTGCCATTTAATAGGTTACTATCATCTGTAGAGTTAGCATCACTTGGTATGGTTTGATGAACAACTATACCAGCGTTTTTATTATTAAAATACTTCTTACCCACTTCACTACTAGGATCAACAGTATATTTTATACCTTCAGGATTGGCTTGAAAATGGTATAAACCATCACGTTGTGGTTGTAGTTTTTGTGAAAATAACAAATCACCCCAATAATATCCAGGCTTTTTTGGTGTTGCTGCTTTAAGATCATCCCAGATATTATATAAAATTTCATGTAGTCCAATACGATTTACTCCACGTTCTTGGTCATACTTCGCAAATGCTTCTGGGCTATGTATGTATCTAGCAGGGCTATTAACTCCTTTGTTAAACATATGCTTATCCATCACACTAAATTTACCATCAGGACCATATCCCCATATTAATGCTGGATACCCGTCCCATTTAATAGAAATGTTTTGTGGATTTTTTACTGTGTCTAAAATAGCTTGTATAGCACGTTGTACTCCAGTAGTACCCTGTAAGAATACAAGGTCTTCTGGATGATCCATATGACCCTTTGCTTCAACTAGTGAAACTTTTTGTAATTTATTTCTTAATGTTGCTAAACTTTCAACTAAATTCATTGTGCTGCTTTCAGCTTTGCTAATAGATTTTTATATGCTACTGCATCTGTTGTTTTTAATTTGTTCAACATTGTTTCAATTTGAGTTACCATGTCTGAACCTATTGTTTGTGGGGCTGGCATAGGTGTTGTTACTGGTAGATCTATGCTAGGTTCAACTCTTGTTTTAATTTGTGGAGGATTCGGTGTAACTGTTTGTGCTTGCCTAATAGTATACATTAACTGCCCTAACATTGGCAATGAAGTTTTACCTTTATTAGTAATATATTCTTGATCTATTTTGTTAATAATTCTATTTAGGTTGTCATTGTATTGTTGATCATCATAGTTTATGCCTTGTTTTTTAGCATAAGCAGGTAGCCAACGTTGCTTTAAAAATTGTCCAACACTCATAGCTTCATTAACATTTAAAATACCTTCAAATATTCTGTTAAGCTTTGAAAAGGTATTACTAGAGTATTTTTGATTATTTTTGTTAGCCTCACGAATACCCAATCTTTGTGCTTTTGTGATTGCTAGTTTATCAGTAGCATCTCTTTGATATGCAGGTTTAGCCATAGCAGCATCTTTTGCTGCTTTAATTGCTGCATCTTGCTTTGCTTTTTCGGCGTTTGCGGCTTGAGTTGCTTTTATTTGTTGTGCAGCAGTTTGTCTATCAGTTTGTGCTGCCTGTGCTGCTTGAGTACTTCTTTGTTTTAATTGATCTATATCAACAGTTGTACCAGCTGTAGGAGTTGTAGGAGTTGGTGTTGGTTGTGTTACTTGCGTAGGTTGAGGAGTAGGAGCAGGTTTACGAGTATTATTAGGTGTTCTAGTTTGAGAAGTTGGAACAACTAATCCTGTAGCAATTGCTTGGGCCAACGCACCACTAGCATCACCTACTAAATCACGAATAAACATATCCATGACCTGTCTTTGTTCGCCTGTCATGTCAGCAAAAGGATCACCTTTACCAAACATACCCTTAATTTTAGATCCTAATTGACGAACACGACTGGCACCATAATCACCAATAGTATCAGCTAAATCTTCATTAACTGGTTTCATTTCCTGAATTTTCATCTTTTTTCCTTATCGATCTAGCAAATTTGTTCTTATCTTTATTCTTTATAGCACTCAACAGTCTACGCTCAAGAATTTCTGCTTTATCTTTTGGATAATTACGATTTATTAATTCTAACAAATTAATAGCACTGGTTATAATGTTTGTAGCACGATTTTCAATTAAGTGCTTTACATCACGATTATTACCAATTTCTTCTAATTCTTCCAACAAACTGCGAGTTTTCTTTTGCATAAACTGTCTTCCTACATATATTTATGCTATTATTGCTTTTGTGACTGTAAAGATTTTAGAATGGACTTTAACTTATTACCCTGAGCATCACCTAATCCCATACTTGTGCTAGGTTCAATAGCTTCATGTACTTTGTCATTTGTAGTCTGCGGAGTTAAATTACTACGAATTTTATTCAATAACTCAGTCCCTGTATTAACCTGTTGTCTATCAGCATAATCACTACTATCAGTAATACGTAATGTTTCTACATTAAAATCTAGCTCAATCTTTTGTCCTACACCACTGCTACTACGTGTTTTCATTAACTGAAGTTGATATAGTCCACGTTCACGCATACTACGACTTGTAAAAATACCAAACACGTTATCTGCTGTGTTAATTTTACTAATGCCACCACTGATATGACTATGATCAAACTCAATTTCATCCACTGCTGTACGATTCAATTGACTTGCTGTGACAAATAATACATTCATTTCTTTTGACAAATTACGTAATTCTTCACTAACATACTTGTCTTTAATAAACAAATCACTTGGACTAACTTTGGCACTGACTGGCATCAATAGATCCAAATAGTCTAAACAAATAAAATCAAGCTTCATACCAGTCTGTATTTGTAATTCTTTACAATAAGCACGAATATCATTGACATTACTTTGTGCTGGCATGTATTTGATACGGAAATTGCTACCAACTTTCTTATGAAACATTTTAAGTTTCATTTCAACTGTATCAATATCTTTAAAGATTTCACGTGTGCTGGTATCAGTCATCATACCATCAATACGCATAGCACAAAGTTCTTCACTAAGTTCTAGTGTAATATAGATACCACTTAATCCAGCTTGTAGCCAATTTACTGCTAAGTTTTGTAAAAAGAGACTTTTCCCCGCCCCCGACGCACCCGCGAAGATTTGTAATTCGCCCCTGTTGAATCCTCCATAAAGCTTTTGATCCATTCCGGGCCATCCTGTACTGTTTTGTCCATTATTGCTTTTAAGTTGCATAAGACGAGCCCTAGGGTCAGCAAAATAATCTGTACCCATGTTCTTTTGTAACCCAATCTCAATAGCATCTTTTAACGTTTTAAGTATTAAGTTATAATCGCCTTTGTCATGTAATGTGACTGCTTTAAATAATGCTCTTTCAATTTCTTGACGTTTTGTAAATGATTCAAACTCATCTAAAAAGTAATCAGTTTGATTTTCTTTAAACCCATCAACAACATCAACCTCAAGTCCTGTCTCTGCTTTAATCTGTAATGTATCAGGAAGTAAGTTATACTTACTGGAATGATCAATTAAAAACTTGATGGTAGGACGCAAACTCTTATCAAAATTCTCAACATTAATAATATTTGAAACACGTGTAAACAACTCTGCGTTTGTAATCATCATACGCAAAAACATTAACTGCTTATCAACACTAAATTCTCTACTTAAACCTTTTTCTGACATGTAATCTCCTTAATTCAATATGTACTTTACTGGTTGTAGCATGTTGGATAATACTTAACAATGTAGGCAACTTACCATACCTTACAACGGCATCATTTATATCTTTTACATCATTATCCCATTTAGGTATGCTTACATCATAACCTAATTCTATTGCCCTATCGCAAGTCTTTAGGCCTGTAATATCCATGTCAGGAACAAAAATTATTCTTTTGTTTGTCTGACTTAGTATTTGTGCCTGTTCGTTGCTTATATTATTGTGAGTTAATGCGCAGGCATCAATACTTAGTGCATCAAATATCCCTTCACATAATATAACAAACTGTTGCTTTGGTTTAATAAAGTCATAACCAAACACATAACCAGGTTGTTGCTCATTAATATATCTTGGCGCTCTATCATCTAAAAATCTACTAGTACATCCTACAACTTTATTTTCATACGTAAACGGCACAATGATACGCTTACTATTTCTACCTATATCGTCAGGAGTTACTAAGAAAGGATAACTGTCATATCTGATTCCACGTTTAGTTAAATAATCAATATAAATTTTATGACGGACATTATTAATGTCAATCAATTCACCATCAGGTAATTGCTTTTCTGTAAACTTTATTTTCTTTTTTTCTTTGACTTTTTTACTATAAGCAAATAAATCCTTTTGTTGTAAGCTTTCTACATTGTAACGATTTATCTGCGCTTCATCAACTCCACACCAACTTAATAATGTTCTTGTATTTTTTGTTAAGCTTTTACCTAAAAAGAAACCAGCCTTGAACCCGCAATTAAAACAATGAAATGACCAACCATTGTCAACCATTTTGATACCGCCACGCTTTCTAGTATCAGCACGATGCCCACGATGTAGGCAACATACAGCATTAAAGCTATACCAACCACTACTGGTCAATGATTTCTTACCAGGAATAATAGTGAGGATATCAATCATACTAATAGTATAGCATAATCGTTAAACAGATTCAAGAATGTTGGATTATCTAGCTAATATATTTGTCACCGCACCAGTGTTGCTTGTAAACACGGCACGTACATATGGGTGATAACCATTCAATGTATATCCATGTGTTTCAGTATTATTGGCATATTCTTCACTGGTAATGATAGGATACCATTCTGTACCTTGCTGATTACATGTACCCTCAAAAGCAACATACCCATTATACTCAGTTAATGACAATTGTATTGAAAGTATAGGATTATCATTTGTGTTAATAATGCTACTATAATACGTAGTGCTATTGGGTAATACGTTATCAATACTATTATTAATATCTAAATTAGGGAAGGGTTGACCAGTTGGTATGGTCACATTTTCACTTGGAACAAAGCTTGGCAATACGCTATTAACAATGTTCATATCACCACGAGCACCTGCGTTTTGGTCAACAAATACAGGATAATCAAATTCACCAACTGGAATTTCAAGTGAGTAATAACCCTTTTGTGGATCAATATCTTCAATCTCTGCTGCGTTTAATATTAGCGCAGCAATACCAGTTGCTGGTAATTGTAGTGTCAATGCTTTTTTAACAAGTACACTTGTTCCTTGATTGTTCATTACTCTACAAATAATTGTTTTTCCTGTAATATCTACAGGTTTTTGTTCCTGATTCAAAAATTGAAATTGAATCTGGTTATCAACACCTTTATTTAAAGTTAATGGTTTGGCATATACTGGCATATATTTTCTCGGACTTAAACCTGATAGTAAGACAACAATCTGTCTTTGAGTATAAATGAAAACTGAGGTTGAATACACATTAACGACTCCCTACTACTATTTATATAGAAATAATATAAAAGGTAAATTGTGATTAAATATTAATTGGATAACACAAATTGATGATTACAAACGATTTTTTCAAAAAACTAAGTGATACGCACCCTTTTATGAGTGTTTGTTCATATGCTAACCAAGAATACGTAGGAATTATACAGAATCGTGATGATGTAGTCACAACATTATACGACTACGGCGCCATTGTTGATAAAGAAATTAAATCAAAATTTCTAGAACTCGGTGACGTTTGGTGGTGGGAAAGTAATAGACTGATACCAATCAATCTTTTTCTTAAAGATGATTGGAACATTTTTAAGATATACTTACGCACATTCAATACAAAAAGCTTATCAATCATACATGGTCCAGCAACTAGTATGAATGACTTAAATAAACGTAGAATAAAAAGACGTAGTATTACACTAGTCAAGCGTATGACCTAACTCATTTAATAAGTTCATATGTACAACGACTAAATTAGCATAAGCAATCGCATGGCTTTTCTTAAAACTATAACCTGAGCTATCTTTATCCCATATTGTTTCGTTAACTTCTTTATAAGTTTTACCTATCAAATATCGTTTGCTAGGACGAATAACCGCTAGAAACATGGCTAATCTTGGAATACTATTGATAGGTTCAATCATTTTTTTCATTGTATCATAATGATTAGCAATATGTATTAATTTTTCAAAGAATTCTCTATCATACAATTGATTCCAATTTGGTTCACGCATTAATTCTACCAAATGTTGTTCATCACGCACATTGTTATAAACATGTACATTAAGTATGTCTAATTTAGTATATCCACGTTCTTCGGCCAAATCATAATCAATACTACACATATCATTGATTGGATCATATGGAACATTGGTCACATAAATCCCAGTTGGATGTTTTTTTAACACATTGTTTTTACGAATGCTGGCTGGTATATGTTCAATAAGTTCTAATACCTTATCACGATTTCCAACATCAATATCAATATCACTGCGGTTCATAATCCAACCTCACGAAATCTTTTATATGCTTTTTGTACGACTATTGCCTGTCGTTCAGCATCTTCTACTGCTTTGTGACTTGTGACATGTCCACCGTCTTTGAGTTTAACTCCCGCAATTTCGTATAAAGTTCTAGTATCTCTAACAGTATAAAAAGGCCAAGGAATAGGGTTAGGCTTATCAGTGAATACCTGTCTAAAGGCTGTTTCAGCAACGACAACATCAAATGAACTACCATTACTCCATATAGCACGACGGTTCCAACAAAACTTGTAAAGTATTTCCAAGCATTCCTTAAATGATATGCGTCCCCTGTCTCCGAGTGCTTCTTCCAATGCTTCAGGGCTTTGTTCAGACCACCAGCGTAAAGTATCATCGTTGATTACCCTATTGTAAACTTCTGTTTGTTCTTCTATTGTTGGACGCAATTCTAATCGTTCAACAACTCCGTTGCCGTGAGGATTAAATCTCACTGCCCCAATTGTAAGTATTACACAGTATGGAGAAGTATCAAGTGTCTCCATATCAATCATTATGTGATTTGCCATTATAAAAACCTTAAGTTGAATAATATTATCTCATTATCACTACCTAAGTAAATTCTTTTGGTATAATTGTCCAAATGCCAACACCAAGATTTGTTATGATGTAATATCAAATTAGTATTGGTTGGATCTTTATAATCGTCTAACCATTCGTGTATTTCTTTGCTTGGCCCGAATGTTGTCCAACACCATTCACGTAGAGTGAAAAAATCATGTTTACGTTGCATACCGTACCCATTACTGTTTACAATATACTTAAAATCACCGAACCCTAAAAAACGTCTGTCAACCTTACTAACAGTATACAATGTTATCCCCATACTAGTTTAAACCAAGTATAATCTTTTTCATAACGAAATTTAACATGAAATTCTGAAAACTGTAAACTCCAACGGCAATGTCTTTCAACATGATTGATGTTTGTATACATCCATTCAATTATATTACCACACTGATCACCAAATTCAATAAAATCGTCCAAATGATTAGGTATAGTAACAGTATGCCATTTCGGATGATCATTGTCAAAACCTTTTCGTATATCATACCAATGCTCATGCCTCATAACCATTTTAATATAAAGAAACTACTGTCTTTGCTTTCAACAAAATGAAAGCATATAGTATAATCAAATGGATGTTCATGTGAATATGACCAATGCCAATTAATATTTTCTAGTCCAATATTTTTTGTACACCAACTTATAATTTCTTCTAATATTAATTTTTGATTATTATTAATTTTAACTTTATACATAAATTTGTTAGTCATATCAATAATTATATTTCAGTGAAAAACCATAAGCAATATCACTATGATTGTTTAAACCTAAATAATTATGTCTATACTCACTATACAACAAACTAGTAAATCGCTTATATGTATATTTATGGTAAAGTCCTAATCTATGTTCTTTAACATTACTTGATAAGTTTGTTACACTATGTTGGATAATATTAAAGTTCTCATCTAGTCCAACTGGTGCTACGATATTAGCAACTGCGCTGTTTACTGTGACAGGCTTATATAACATCATGCCCAAATTATGTCTTACAAAGTTTTGTTCTAGACCAATCGTATATGAGCTACTATAGATATTGGTAAGTTTTGTAATATTTTCGCTATTGCTTTTGGTACTTGTATAACCAACATAATAGTTACCATATATCGAAGTATTATCAAATGATTTGTTATATCCTAAACCAATATAACTTGTTAAACTTCCAAGATTATTACCAACACCTGTAAAACTACCTACACTATTACCTAACCAACTTATGTTCTCATATAATAACCCGGTGTTAAAACTAAAATCTTTGTATTGATATTTTGTTTCAACCATACCTGGGCTAAAGTTCGGCTGTAATGAATCATAATACAAGTTGTATGTGATGTTTCCAACCTTATTGCTGATTATTTGGTTAACATTATTTACTAATACATAAGGGTTACGATGTTCATAAGTCAATAATGTCTGATTAAGTTTGTAATCCATAGTTTGTTTACGTGCTATAAAGTTATCTGGCTTAACATAAAAATCACGTTCAAAACTATCAACCACCATAATACCTGTCAAATTAATAGCTACCCCATTTGCTGTAAAGATTAGAGGTTTAATGTTTTCAATAATTGGGCCAGCTAATCTACCAGTTGTTGGGATACCTAAGTTACCGACTGGGCGAGTGGCACGCTCTAAATCTAATAATCCTCGCCCATGCATTAATCTATCATAAAACGGAATATTTTTATTTGCTGTAGTAAGTAATAGTCTTACAATATTAGCGCCCTTCATTTGTGGCCATTGCTGATGAATAATAGCAACTGCTCCACTGACAACAGGAGCTGCCATGCTAGTGCCTGACATTGTGGCATAACCATTACTTGCTAAACTAGTTGGAACACTACTAACAATACGTGTACCTGGTGCCACTAAAAAATAGTTATACATGTAATAATTGTCAACACATAATTTACTATTCATTAACCCTGTTACGCTAGTTTGACAAAGATGTCCAGCATCATTACTAGTTGAGTTTATTGAATTTGAGTTTGCGTCATAGTTTCCGACTACAATAACTCTGCCACCTAATAATAATTGTTTATTACTATCAGCAAAAGTAGCCAATTGTGTTAATCCCGCACTGTATGGTAACCCATTATTACCAGACGAAATGACAAGTACCATTTCACCTTGTAATTGCTTTGCTAAGTCAGGCAAATTACTCATATAAGGAATTGAATTGGTATTCGTATAGGCAGTAATATATTGACCAGGAATACCTTGTCTTGCTTGTAGTTCATAAGCAGGGGGCATAAAACCCAAACTTAAATTAGCAACGTCCGCTCCAACTTTGTTTGCCCAACTTAGTGCTTTAATTACTTCTGGTAAACCCATATTGCCATCATCCGTAACTTTAGCAATTGCTAGTTTTGCGTCATAAGCAACACCTTGTATACCCACACCATTCTTTGCTGCGGCAGCAATACCTGCTACGTGAGTACCATGCCCAATTTTATCTAAGTAATTTTTACCTGCACTAAAGTTCTCAATGAAAAGAATTTTGTCCTTAAATTCTTTGTGGTTTACATCAATTCCGCTATCAATAATAGCAATTAAACTATTTTTACCAGTAAACCCACGGGTATATGCTGATTGTGCGTTGATCTTATCTAATACACGACTACCCAAATATTCAGGATTGTTGTTGATTTGCCCATAACTTAAACAAGGTAATAGTGCCAATGTTGCTAATAGTTTTTTCATGTGACTATACTTTAAGTTGTTAATGTAAGATTATATCAATAAATGGTATTTATTGTATAGATAATTGGTTAAAGCCATATTAGTGAAAAGTATACCGCATCCTCTTCCTTTTTAAAAATAAAATCCATAAAATCAATATCAACTTGGGTCACATAATATTTACCTGGACTACCATATCTTTCAATTACCCAATCTGTAACTTTACTGAAATAAGGATATTGATTTTTAATTGTCCAATGTAGTCTTACTGGATATTTAAAATTTACTCCCATTGAGCAATTCCTTTACTTTTGTTACAATGTCAGTGTTGCGTTTAAACTTGATTGCCCATTTTTCAGGATCAATGTAATCCATAATAATTTTTTGCTGTGTTTCATCAATATTACTTAAAAACTTTATTCCACTATCACTTTGATATAATACCCATGGACTAATCTTTCCACTTGTAATCATATAGCATATCTTGTTTTTGTTGCCATATCGTAGGTAATCACAGGGTAATATATTTTCAGCTACACATAATTCAGCCATTGTGTCAATACTACGTTTAATAGCATCAAATGGGTCTTCACTACGCAAATATTCAATAATGTATTTGGTATAGTTACTATCAGTATTCCAACTATCAATACTTATTTTGTTTTTTAGTAACCAATCAATATATCTTGGAACATTGATAGCATTAATTTCATAACAATAAGATCCAAACTTAGCAAATGCTGTATAGTAGCTTGACTTGATGTATTCTAGTTGTGTCTTATTTTTATTGGTACTGGTATGATTTTTATAAAATTGTACCCAAGCCTGAAACCCAATCTGATTACCACGTTTGTCTTTTTCTTGCCAACGATGTTTGTATTCACAGATATGTTTTGCGATGGTTGATTCACGTAGAAACTTACGATTACAAAAATCACAACTATATTCTGTCTTATTCGTTTCCACTGTCATGTTCATAACGTTTTATTTCTTCATCTGTGATTAATTGATTGAGTAACACGATATCTTCATGTTTTAACGCAGGAAATTTTTTAGCCAAATATACTTTACGCTTTTGCTCAGTAACAAACTGGTCACCTAATTCAGCTAAACTATCAGCATCAGCTTTTGGATATAATTTTTTATAATATTCCTGTATCTCTTTTGATTTTGGAACATCACGCAGTTTACTTACACTTTCTTTTATGTGTGGCAAGTATTGATGAAACTGTTTACCAATACCTGGACTAGCACTACATAACATTAACCATTGTAGTTTAGGATGCTTTTGTACGTGTTCATTGAAAATGTATTTGTTTGCGTGATATTCTGTGCTTAGTAAATAATATCCTTGTAAATCACGACTAGCTTTAATACAACTAGTAAACATTAGTGGCATATATGGATTAAACTTATTTTGTTGTTCTATTGTAAGCCTATCGTAGTAACCATAGTCTTTTTTATCAATAGCAGCAATAGCTTCAAACAAGTCAAAGTCTACCTTTTCAAATTTATCGTCTACTTTTGCCACACTAAAATACCTGACTATAATCTACAATCTCACAATTACGACTGATTTCTTTTACAAAGTAAACACATCTGGGCTTGGGCCCATCATCAATGGGTACACACAAAAATTGACCATTACGCAATCGGGGAGCATACCATGTCACATCATTCCAAATATCAATAATTTCAATTGGTAAAAAGTCTGGGTTATAGCTACTTAATGGATTAAATTGAAAGGCACTGAAGCCACGATCATTTAAACTACTCAATGGTAATGTTTCTAAATCGCCATGATCCTTTTCACCAATCAATATTTGCCAATCTACAGGCATCTTAATTGTTTTGTCCCCAATCTTTAGTACTAATGCTGGGCTGTTGAATGACTCTAAAAAGATTAATGGGATATAATAATAGTCTACATTGTTTGGATTGCTATTATCTAATATCGCAAATCTTAAATCATCAATTTCTTCTGGAAGTATTTCCAAATTATATGTTTCGTTCTCAAGTAATAAAATTTTCATGTTGTAAGTATATCACACTTTATTAAAAAAATCAATAGACTAACTTTTCCATAGTATGAGGATATGCTGCCTCATTATAGAAAGCTTTACGTTGTGTTAAATGACGTTTGGCAAAACGACAATTACTTGTTATGTCCCAAATTTGGACAAAATCTTTATCTTCTGCCTTACGAATTCCTCGCCCAATACTTTGAATGACACGTACAAAACTCTTACCAGGCTCAATCAATACAAGATTAAAAATACGAGGAATATTAATCCCAACACTAGCAACCCCATAAGTTGCAACAATAACCTTATTAGTGCTAGTAGCCACTTCATCATATTCTTCCTTACGCTCAATAAGTTTGGTTTCACCTGAAATGAATACACTATCATCAATAAGTTCAACCAATCGTTTACCAGGTAACACACGGTCAACCAATACCAATGTATTTCCACTTATACTAATCTCAGTGATTAGTTTGCTAATTGCTTTTATTCTATCTTCATTCTCTAACAAGTATTTCAATTCACTTTGGTAATTCTTAAACTCTGCCTCGTCCTTTAATTGTACAATATTAACATGGCACTTGGCTAATACACCTTTATCTTGTAATTCAGCAGCGGCAAGTTTATTGATGACTGGACCCAAGCTAACAATAATACTTAATCTATCATGATCTGCTTTTGGCACTGTGCCAGTCAGACCCCAACGAATAGGAACATTTGCCATTACATTCGTTAATATTTGTTTTAATGCATCTGCTTTTGCCATATGGCAATTTGATACTACGGCACCTTCAACAATGTAATTATGATCTTGTTTTATGTGGAGATTATATACTTCATTTGGTTTTTCTATTTCAGTTTTTTTTATTAATTTCATACAATTTCCTAATTTTACATGCTGTTTTTTCATCAAATCTTGTATAATCTATATCTACAACTTGATTTTGTAACCAATTTTTATCTATTTGAGGATATAATTTCATGGTTTTCTGTAAGTTCATCAGCCCTAATCCATCCTATTGTAGTCAAAAATTTATGATTGCCTGTAACTTTTATTTTTATTCCAGAATCAAATTCTAATTCATACATTTTTTCATTAGATGATTTAGATAAGTTAACATGTTGTTTAACTATTGTGTCCTGTTTAAATTGTTTTTTAACTTCTGAATAGTTAATTATGGTATCTCCTTCTTTTAAGTCCTTAATTGGAATATAACCATAAGGTGTCAACACTTTACTGTCTTTATGAAAACATTCATCAACAATCACACAAATAACATCCTCTAAAAACTCACCTATACTAATTTCAGCTATACCGTTCTTACTGTTTTTAAGTAGGTTGTTAAGACTTTGCCATGTACATATCGTGTGTTGTTTTCCAAACTCTTTGCGATCACCAAAGTATACACCTGTATCAAGTCCCATGTTGATATAGTCAGACTCGGTCTGTGTGACTAGGCTTTTGTTTGGCACGATTACAATACTACGACCATAATTTTCTACACTCTTACTCAATGCTGCTGTCATAATTGTTTTACCAGCACCAGTTGCGACTTCTTGTAATGATTGCGGGTTGCTCAAAAAGTTATTGATAATCTCCACTTGATAGTCACGCAACATAATAGGTTGTCCTTCTGCTACATGACCTGTGGGCCATAGTTTATCGCTAAAAGTGGATTCGGACACTTGAGCAAAATTGAAAGTGTAGCTTGTAGTTCGTTCATCAACCAATTCAATGTCATAATTCATTGAATCAATAACTGTAAGAATATCAGCCAATAAATTGATGTATGTTGCTCCAGCCATACTAAAGAAACTTGTTTTACCGTTCCAACGACCAAGCTTTACACTAGGTAAAAATCTTGCTCCAGGCACTTCATACTCAAACTTCTTTACAAGTTTTTTTCTTGCGTCAAGTTCCAAATCGGCAATCTTAACGTTTACCTCATCTTTAATAATTATTTTACATGTTTTCATAAATTGATTTGTTTGGAACTTGATAACTGAATGACTTTATCTGCTACATAATGTGGCTGCGATAATAACCCCAAGCCCATTAGTATTAATGCTGTACGACAATTTGGATCGTATTTAATTTCATTGACACTGTATTTATATAGGTGTATCGTGAAGTTCTGTGATAACTTTTCAATTGCTACAGTGTAGATTGGGTTACGCCCAAGTCTATGATTAAAAATCAAACTATCAAATTTCAACTCTTTCAAATATACAATAAGCTTATATATATTTTCAGTATCAAAGGTTTCAACAAACGACCCAGCAAATGATAAAAACTCATCATTATCAGTTACACTATCATCTATGTGTACACCATAAGTAGATAAACTCAGTAGTGTGTTTGGACTATTGTTGAATGGTATATCAATCGTTGCTTGATACAATGAATTGTTACATGCGACTACATAGTAATTGTTTTGTATTTTAACATAAGTTGGGTTTTGATATTTCGCCTCATATGATTTTAATTCATCAAAAACATTTGATAATATATCGCAAGTATTGAGCACAAAGTATTTGGGTACTAGTTCTTTTATCAATCGTAAATTATAGGAATTGTATTCCCCTATGTATAATTTGTCCGAGCTTATCCATTTTAATTTAGTGTCATTATTATATCTATATGCTTGATTCTCAGTATCATGGAACTCATCAATAAATTTTTTACTAAATGGTAATCTTAATTTAAGTTTGTTGTTTTCAATCTTAACGAATGCTTCGGTATGTTCTTTGGTGCTAGCAATAATTGGCACAGTCCAATTTAAGTTTAGTACATCAACATTATTGATGCCAGCATACTTTAATTGTTTCTTGTATTTGTTGACCACTTTTTCAAATAGTGTGTTTTGGTTAGTAGTGACATATCTGTTTTTACTAGTAAGCATTGACAGATTGTTTAAGAATCTATAATCATATTTGTTAAACTTTAATTTGCTGGTAATAATATATTGTAAAAATTCATCACGGTTCGTATACATCATAATATTATATGACATTATTAAAATAAAAGCAAATAATAAGGCAAAAAAAGGGAGCATTTGCTCCCTAAAGTACTACAATACAACAATCAATTACGCTTCATTACAGTAGACTCGGCGAGCAAGCGCCAGTTACTGGGTGACACTTTGACCAAATCAGCAATCTTAAGTGCCATGCGTAATGACAACTCACGCAGTTTGTGTTTATTAGCCTGCATGAAATCCAATATCAATTCATCTTGTTGATTGTCTTCAAAGTTGTAATCTTTGAACAATCCACCATCGGTGTCACGATGAACTTGTTTGATACGTAAAATTTTATCACGCTCAGTATCAATTGTAAGGTCAAGAAAGTGACAACGACTTTGAAGTGCTTCCAAATGATCCTGCAACTTCTTAGACTTGAGATTTTCAAACTTCAAGTTAGTAATGAAAATTGCTGAACCCTTAAACTCAAACTGATCAGGCACACTCTCACGGCGTAGCATAGAACTATCACTGTTCCAGCAAATGCGTCTACGCTTGCCACTATCAAGTGCGGCTTTAAGAATGTTCAGTGCGAGATCATCCTGAAAAACTGAATCGCAATCATCGAAGACCAATACATTTTTAGGATCGCTGTATTTGAAAAGTGTACAGTACAGACCAATTGGGGTCATAGCACCTTTTACAATTTCAAAACGAACCTTACGACCAGCAATCTTGTCAAACATTGATGCCTTTTCAAGTTGCGTTTCCACACCAAACGACTTACCTACACCTGGGGGACCTGATACAATCATAGCACGGATATCACCTGAGATACATGCTTTGCTCATGTCATCAAGTATACCAAACCTTGTAGCAATGCGGTTCATTGCTTCTTCTTCGGACTCTGTAAGAACTGGTTTAGTAAATTTTACAGTGTTTTCCAAAACTGTTTCTCCATTAGTAAATTCAAAATCTTCAATATTATCTACTTTTACTTTAACATTGTCAATGTCTATGGCAAACTGACCTTCGTTTTTCACAGTTACATAGTTGCCTTTTGCACCTTTAGTAAAGCCCTTTACTAAAGTAAAGTTAATATTGCGAACTTGTTGATTACGATAAGTGCCGTTTTTGATAAGAATCGTAGACATTTCTAAGTCCTGTTTAACAGTTTCAATACTACGTATTATACACCCTTGACCATTTATTGTCAACTACTTTCTACCTTTTTTATGTGATTTGTCTAGTAAATAACTGTAAATTCAACTTAACCCATAGTATAGCATAGCTAGGAATTATTGTCAAATTCGTAAAGTACAGGTTTTACTTAAAGTTTGGGCCATAAAACCATGTTGATAAGCTTATACGCATACCTTCAGTCACTGGTTCAACTTTGTGTAAGAAAAAAGATGGGAAGACAATAGCGTTTCCTGTAATATTTAGTTCACTTACTACCATTGGGTCTTTACCAATCTTTAATTTGAATTCACCACCTTTATATGGTTTAGGTGATATGTTGATGATCCCTGTTAATTTAATATCATGATAAGTGCCCAACTCGGCAGTATCAATATGATAAGGATAATCTGATAAATTTTCACTATTGTAATAGTTAATGTTTGTCAGTCTTGGTAATTCTTTATAAAGCTTATAACCAAATATTTCTTGGTTTACTATTGATACCTTATTAAAAAATCTACTTGCTATAGGGGGCAATGTAATTGATTCAAGTACTGTTACTTTAGATAGATTTTTTCCAGCTGCCCCTTTATCCTCAAAATCAGTTGGGTTTGATTTAGAAATGGTATCGATATCTTGTAAGAATTTATTTGTTTCTTCTTCGTTGAAACATTCGAACCAATAATAGACAAACTTCATTTATAGCACGATTGTTCTAGTTGATTTCTTGCTTCTGTACTAATTTCAATTTTTACAGCAGGACTTACTCTTACCGCTGGAGAATTGTGTTCATTATGTCCGCCTATCCTATTAACCATGTCACGGTAATAACGTGAGGTAAAACTAATACGCCAAGTATCTAGCATTCTATCTACGATTGCTGCCTGCGTGATTGATGATATTGGTTGTATTCTTTCCATTTTTAGTCCATTAATTTTGCTACTAATATAAGTTTTTCTAAATGATCCAAACTTTGATTAAGCTTTTTACTAGGTTCTTCTAATTGATAACGCTTAGTATGATGCCTACAAGTTGTTTCCAATTTGCTTAACTCTGTACACATACTTTCAATGTTTTTTAACATTTTGTGTAGATCGGGGTTGTATCTTATGGTTTTAAGGTCATTGCGAAGTTTCTCGCAATGACGCCTAGCCGATAACGCAGTTGTTATTTCCATACCCGTATTATACAATATTACGGATATTTATTTCAAGTTACATGGCAATCTTATTAATTGCTCCAACAACACTAGCAATTTTACCAACTGCTTGTAGTTGTTGTATAGTCATACCCTCTTTCTTTAATAAATCATAATGTGACTTCACACAGAAATGACACTTACCAACTATACTTGCTGCTAATGCGTACATTTCAAACTTAACTTTGCTTACTCCACCGTGTGTAGCATAAACATTCATGCGTAATCCAGGTGGCAAACCTTTCAATGAACTGTCATCTGTCATTTCAACAAACGGGTAATAAATGTTATTCATTCCCATAAGTGCTGCTGCTGCTTTTGCTGCTGTAGCCTCTGTTGTGCCTTTTAATGGCCCATTTAATTCAATGTCTAGTGCGAGGTCACCATTACTTGCTGCTATACTTGCTGCCAACGCACAAGCATGTGCGTCTACTTCATCTAATCCACTGCGATTAATAACAGCATCTAAATTAAGTTTTAAGTCTTTTGCGTGTTCAGGAATCGCATCCTTTAATGTGTTTACCCAACTCATTTCTTTTTCTCTCTTAAAATTTCCACTATTAATATTGATATTGTGGCTGTTATAAACAAACTTAAAAAAATTAACAGCCAAACTTTCATTAAAGAGTATCACCACCAATTGGACGACTACATGGGCATAGTTCACCAGTTTGTAATGCGTCTAATATACGTAATGTTTCATCTGGGTTACGACCAACATCCAAATTGTTTACAGTGACATGTTGAATCACATTGTTTGGGTCAATGATAAATGTTGCTCTTAGTGCTGCTCCAGCTGGCTTATAAAAAATACCAAGCTGTTGTGCTAGACCTTCTGGTAGTCTGCGTTCCCATTTATCTGTTGTCAAGTTATAATCTTCATCTGCCTCACGTGCTGTATCAGCAAACATCCAACTATTGGTTTTCTTTAAATCCTCATGTGCGTTACGCCATGCTAATTTACAAAACTCATTGTCAGTGCTACCAATAAGCAATATAGCATCACGGTCAGCAAAATCTTTATTAAGTTTATCGTATGCTACAATTTCTGTAGGACATACGAATGTAAAATCTTTTGGGTAGTAAACAATTACTTTCCACTTACCTTCAAATGATTTTTCTGTAATTGTTATAAAAGCATTGTCTGGTGTTAATGCTCCGGGTCTAACGCCTGTCATTGCGAAAGGCTTAAGTACATCACCTACTGTTTTCATATTATCTCCTTGTGTGTGTAAATTGTACAATATTTATCTTAGACAAACAACTAAATTGGTTGCCACTTACCTAATGGACATTTTGCTTTTGCCAATTTAGATTTGGCAGGCATAAAACATCCACATTTTTTACATATGTTAATAGTTGTGTTATATTCTTCACAACTATTACATATGTTAATTCTTTCATCACTAATTTCAATTGGTGCAAAACGAAGTGCTACTTCATTTTTAACTTTATCTATAAAATTGGACATAAATTATTTAATCTTTTTGATTTTTATGGAACTTAAGTTTTTTTAATCCATCCCGTAAAAAACTTATTTTTGGTGGCCCGGGTCGTATGTTATACCATTTATTTTTAGTAACAACCTCAACACTTAGTTTAAATGGTTTGTCAATGAGAGGAAGATAATGGATTATGGGAGTTCCTTGTTCAATATGAAATTGTCTTGGAAAACCTTCTATAAACAAAAAAAGATTACCTGCTATAGTTTTATTAATACTAGGATTGATCACAGTAGGCACCGAATATTGAGGTCTATGATTTAGAAAAAAAGTTGGTTCAGCATACAGCAAATTGATTTCTTGACTGCTTGTAAATACCCATGGGGATATGAGTTTACAAAACCACGTATTATTGCTAAAATTAGGTAAGTGACTATTAGGATGAACTTCCAAGCTACTTTGGTTATCACTAAATTGATATCGTAAATTATCTTCAGTAATATCTAGTGCTAAATCACACCACATTGGTAAAATAAATCCATGTTGAAATGTTTTTATAATACCAACACATGCTTTACCTGTTGGTTCATCAGTGTATCCATCTTTATTCCAACTAAACTTAGTATGTGGCATTTGTTTATACCATTGAGGGACAAATTCTGAAGCCCTACGAATTGGATTATACTGTGCTACATAATGATATTCTTCATGTACAAAAGCAGTAATTTCAACCGGTTTTTGTTTAAATAAAAATAACAAGTCTGTCCTTTATATAAGAAATTTTATTTATATCTATAAATCATCAATCTAATTTACCATTACAATGTGGGCAACGTTTGCTATCTTTTTTATGCTGTTTTAAGACATTTTCCCATTCTTTAATTTCTTTAATGATACCCTTTAATGTGCGACGGCAACGAATTGGTTTATCTTTATCCAATTCATCTTTTAATCTTTTTCTTAGTTGACTTACACGCTGTTCAAACACACCTAAAAATCCACTTGCTGAATCACCCATTTATACCTCTAATAAATTGTTT